GGGCCTGTAGGGCTCCAGTGCCGGGGTGTTCAAGCTCCCCTGTGCCGGCCACCTGAGAGGACTGGGCTTGCAAGGAGCCCGTGCCAGATACCCCAGACGCTGGGTACTCATCCGCGCCAATGTCTTCATACGTTCCTTGAGGGATCGATATCCCGGCAATATCTAACGATAGACCAGACGATAGACCTGAAATATCAATTGCCGCCGTATCAGTGGCCGTCTTACCGAAATCGTTTGATGCCCTGGCAGAATAAGTAAGTGTAGTTGAAACAACAGAATTTCCACCGGGGGCAGTGGTATCCGACGATAGGTTGTAATCGGTTCCCGAGATGTAGGTGTAAGTCGATCCAAAATCTCCACGGGTCGATGCCGAATTTGCCTCAGAGATACAACCAACTGCCTTCACCTGCCCATTCGCCCGCTCTCTAAAAAAACAAGCGAGATTGTAATCAGATGAATTGAAATCAACTGCTGTGCATCGCGTTGCCTCAATCACAGAGGTGCTAGCTGTCGTCGATGCTATGCCAATAGGTGCTCGCGTAGTATCATAGAAAATCGTTGTGTCGACAGTATTGCCAACACTGCCATCTTGGCAATAGATACCCCACAAGCATCCATCAATAATCGATTGGTAAATGATGCAATTATCAGCAGATGCATCCAACCTGATACCGATTGAGACAGTAGAAATTATCTGATCAGAAATTACCGTGTCCGACTCAAAAACATCATACGGTATGTTCGATGTCGTGCTTATACGGTGTTTTGAGGTGTCGAGTGCAGTGCCGTCCAGCTCGTCGCCAGACCACGGTATGAAATAAAGACTGTATCCGTTGCGAGTGGAACCGGAAACAATAACGCCGGTTGTGTCAGCAGCAGACCCCTTAAAGTAGATGTAATGGTCTTCTGAAAATGATGCGGGTTTATTGGCCTCTGCCTCCGACCGGGTTTTCCACGGATAAGTGGATGTGCCGTCAGATGTGCCAGCGAAATCTGTATCGACATATTCGGCAGTCATAGCCCTATTGCCGCATCAGTAGCCACCGCGTCAGTCGTTCGGTCAAAAATCAATGGTCTTAAAAGCGACCATTCGACATCTACCGTTCGTTGCCCAGCAAGACGGGCCAGTAGCGAGGCACTTAATCCAGATGCCTCTATATGAAATCGTCTTTCGTTAATAAGCTTCCCACCGGGTTGGAGGACTGGAGATTCGAAAATATCCTTAGCCTGATCAATAGTTAGGTATGGAGCATTTATAACAACGATGTTGTGCAATACATCTCGAACAGATGGGGGACTTTGCTCCCGCTCTATCGGGACGACTAGGAAAATGGAACCCAGTGGCAATCCCTTGCCAACATGCTGACCCTTCATTATGCGCATAACAAAATTCATGTTAACCCAATGAAATCGTGCTCAAACCTTTAAACTCTTCAAACGGTTGCACCGGGCACAAATCCGACAACATATTAATTCTCCCGGTGGGAGTCCCGTTGATTAATCTAAGCAACGTTTCCCTCCCAGTCGCTGTTCCTTTTAATGCAGGCTTGCGACCTTCGAGCCGTGCTCGTTTTCCAGTAACCCCTATCAATGCGGCGTTACCGTGCCATCGAGAGTCGGCGTAGACGGCACATTAACGACAGACGGCGGCGTGGTCCCGCCAATGAGATCATATGGCTTTACATTCGAAGGTGCGCTTTCAAGACCCGTTGCAGTTTCTATAATTGTCGCAATGCACCAGTAATCCGATTGAGTCGGAGGTTTGATGGTCCGCGTCACGTTGCCGGTCACAGCGTCAGGATTGAAATTTGCTATGTTGAGGGTCCAGTCAGCAAATGACCCATCATTTGCTAGGCCGCAATCGATACGCGCATCTACAGCGTCAAAGGCAATAGAACTACCGTCTGTCATCGTACCATCAAAGTAAATGACAAAATTAATATCTTCCGCCGCATTAATGAAAGTCGATGCGAACAGCATGTAAATGGAAATTAAAATTTTATACATATTGTCACCATTTGATTAGATTGTTGAAAAAAAGCAACTTGATTCCACCATAAATGGCAGCTAACCATAAAATAAATTTGCCAAATCTAACCAGCCAGATTTGACCTATTTTCCCCTCTTTAAAAAGCGATACCACTCCCTTGGTGGATTCTTCAAGATTCCTAATAGAGATTAAAATCTCGTTCATCTGCAAATCGTTTCTCATCTTATAGGAATCAAATTCCCTAATTAAGCCCTTAACGTCTTCATTTAACTTGTGCAGCTCCTCATCTGAAAAACGCATAGTCATTTTTTCACTATTTTCGCGAGTGTAGATTTGCCATAGTAAAATGCCACAATGGCGCCCACTGGCCAAGAAAGTGTTTCTGATATCAGCGCCACGATATCTGCTCCCCGCTCTTTCATTCCGAAGGCAATGAATCCCCCGGCGAGCAATACCAACATGAGGAAGGTTGCTGAAAACATAATGGACAAATATCGCTGAGCCAACCTCGACCCACTGCTAGCCTCGTGGAATTGAAGTAACCAATCAAGCGTCTTTTGATTGGCGATCGACTTCTCTTCATCAGTGAAAACAAGCATGTCGCCGGTCTTAACAACAGCATCTACCGTCTTGCTGACAGCATCGGGAGCCGAGAACAAGCGACTAAAGAAACTCATTGTCGAACCCTCTCGGTATAAGGATGAACCTGCAAATGAATATGTTTTCCGCGCCCAACATCGTGATACATACACACCTTCAAGTGTGGACGACTCGGATCATATCGCCATCTGGAATTGACCATAGATTCTAGATTACCCCCTTCCTCGTCATCGAGACATCTGATGTCAATTCCCCGCAGTGGTAGGCATCCGTGAACGCCCGGATCATCCATCCGATAAAGCGAGGTAATGACAGGCTCATCGTCCATCTGAGTCTCTAACCACAAGACGACTTCTCGTAGAAGGGAGTCGACAAATTCCAAGTGGGCAATGTCAATTTTCATGCCGGGGCCGCATACGTCAATGAACTCATCGATACGGTGTCGCCAGTTCCAACAACATTATTGGAAAGGTTGATGTCTTCCCCGGACGTTCCAACAGAACACTCCACGATTTCCGAACCCCCGGAGGTAGTCAAGTTAGCGATCGGCGTCGAACCTCCAGCCGCACTGGTGTCGCTGGTAATAGCGTTCGCAGTCGCAACACCTGAGGTTGCCGCGCCAAAGGCTGGCGTTCCAAAGGTTAACTCGGCAACAGTAGTAGTGCCATTGGTTGCATAGAAACGAACACTTCCGCCATCAAGTTGATCTACGACGTAATCCGAAATGCCATTTCTAGTTGCGGTCAAGTGAGTAACGGCCATTTAAGAGCCCTCCTGTGAAAATCTAGAATCTTTATTGGGAAATGATTCGGCAGTGATCCATCCATCAAGCGCCACCAGGCGCCTAATTTCTTGTTGACATCTAAGGTTCAATTTCTCAAAATTGTTAGCACGAATGAACCCATCTTTATTGCGAATGACCGCCAACATTGAGTTTTCGTTATGTAAGCCCATCAACAAACCTCCTAACGTTATCGGACCCATTTTGCCGAATGAAATTGATGACTTGATTGCGCTGTTCCTCGCGCCGTTGTTCCATTTCGCCCATCATCTTGGTCATATTTTCGATATACTTGAGCACATTGGCATTATCCTTCTGCTCCACGTCCATAGCTTTGGCCTCTATGGTCGTGGCAGAATTCAAGTCTGCCTCATAAGCTTTCAAGTTGGCCAGCTCCTCATCTAGCCACGCTTTATGAGCGGCAACTTGCTCTTTCAGATCTTGGTCACGCATGCGAATCTCATTATTTACCTGGGCAGTGGCGTTCTCAGTCTGAGCCCTCATAATTTGAGATTGCTCATCGATGGCCATCTTTTGCAGTTGGAGTTCCCCCTTCATTTGCTCCATCTGAGTGCGAACGGTCACTTCATGCTCCTTGGATTGCATCATCATCATCTTAATTTGAGCATCAAGTTGAGCTTTCTGTTGCTCAATTCCAACTCGCTTATCCTCTATCTGCACTCTCTGCGCCTCAATCATCAACTTCGGATCTGGTTGAGGAGGCGGCGGCTGATAATCCCTCGGGGGGAAATAGCGATTGATATCGAGCCCATCAATCTCTAACTTGTCCGCAATTGTGTTGTGAATGTACTGAGGTTGCATCAGACCGATGGATTGAGCCTTTTCCTGCAACATTAACACCTCACTCAAGGCAAGCTTCTTCTGAACCTTGTTGTGGTTGCCAAGTCCAACCTTTACCTCCATCCGTCGACTATCCGCCCACTGGGAAGGATTTTCATCGACCCAGGTATCACCAACCTTGAACTGCACAAGCTTATCTTGATTGACATGAAGTTCATGGCGAATGTCCTTGAAACACTCAGCCAAGCCAACTTCACATAGAATTCTGGCCATCAGCTCAATGCGCATTCTGGCCTGATCATACGCCTGCTGAATAACCCCAGTGTTAATATTGGCCAAGGAAGTCGAATCAAGGCCGGCCACCTCATCGCCGACACCAGTCCGACTTTTCAACATGTCGTCCAATACCTCCAGTAATCCAAAACTTTCTGAAGGGATGGGGGCATGGCTGATTTGTGCGAAGTTCTCCCCGGGGGGAGCCGATCCTTCAGTTCTCACCACGCCACCGGGGCGAGAGGTTAGAAGGTCATCGAGGTTCACCCGATCATTTGCCGCGATGCGCCCATTGTTGGCAAGGTACATGTTGTCCAGGATGCCTCGAAAGAGACTGGTCCGAATCTCCTGAATGTCCATAACCAAGTCGGCCAGAGAGTAACCATAGAACTTGTGGGTTGTGATCAAGGGAGGGGCGCCAGAGAATGGAACCTTTGACTCTTCCACGTCCAACAAGGTCATGCCTGAGTAGGCCTCACTGTCGCTAATCAAGGTGACCTTCAACCTCTCGGCAACTCCATCCCCGTTGCGATCGATTAGGGGATAGGCCTCTGTCACCCACACCTTGCGCATTGATCTGTGCGAGTGCATTGTCTCTTGCTCATCCGACAACCGGCGGCGGGCCAGCGACTCAGAACTAAGCGAACTTTCTTCTCCCTGGGTGACCAGATCGTCTAGGATTTTTTCATCGTAGCCCATCGCATAAAGCTCAGAAATAGTCTTCTGAGTTGTCTGCCAGCAAATCGCGGAATCCTTGATATTGGGACTGGCCGCGTCTGAAGAAATGCCAAATTCCTCGGGGGTGACGACATCAACCTGCACCCTCCCCTGCTTCTTGACCGTCTTCAGAGTAAGCTCAATGGTCCCGTCGTCATTGACCTCGTGCTCCAATATCTCGGCATCAACGTCAGGATCATTCAGTAAATTTTGGGCATCTATGTAGTCCAAGCCATTGTATTCAGAGACATTCTCTTCAGGATCTTCCCAATAGGTCTTGAATATGCCAGCCTTCGAAAGCAAGGCGTCTTTAAAGAACGTGTAGAGATTGAGAAAGCCGGCGTTCTCCCGGAAGAACACGGAACGAACCGCATTGGTCTCGCGTTTTGCCAGATCTTCATCACCGTGGGAGGTGGCAAGAAATTCCAAGGCATTCTTCTCATCGAGAACGATTCTCAAGAGGGAGGGTAGAACGCTCTCAACGGTATCGAGGACGTCTCGGGTACTGGCCTGGGATCTGTCCTCCAAAGTTGGCAGGTGGTCCGTCATATCGCCATGATAGTAGTTCATGGCCTTTTCTCGCTCCGCAGCGAGGTCGCCGTTCATGGCGGATGATGAAAGTTCCTGTTCGCAGTAGGCAACGAGTTCTGAATCCGATATGGGTTCAAACCGCTTTTTAGAGTCCGAGGTCACTTTCCAACTTCTCCAGTCGCTTCTTGATATCTGCTAATCCTGGGACAGGGCCGCGTTTTTGTCCAGTTTTTTGAACGATTTCTTCCAATTTTTCACAAATTTGATTAATTTCCACCTCTTTGTCCATTTTCCATGTCCGCATCTCATCCATGAAAGCTTTCAGCTCGTTTAAAAGACGCCTCTGCAAGATATTCATTCTTCACACCCACCTTACTTTCTGATAATTCAAAGGCTTAGATCGCTTAGCCGACGAATCCGGCACCGCGAATGTCAAGTTGAAAGCATCCGCTCGATTAGGGGACACCACCCCCCGTTTCTTAAGATCCTGCTTACTCTCTACCTGAATCTTACCCGCCGAGGTGATTTCGTACTTTGGTGCGGTAAGCTCGCCGACAAGATCCTCATCTTGAGCCATCTTGCAATCCATCTGCTCAAGCCATTCTCTGGCCCTCCACCAAAGCTCATCGCGCAATCTCAAGAACTTGTCTTTAATGGCCGGTTGCTCGCTTACATTCACATCTCTGGCCGGCAGGCCAAGTTCTCTAAGCCGATCGGCCACCCCGGCACCCAGGCCAATTGTGTCGACCATGATGGCAAAAGGCCTATCACGCGGCGCGGTCTCTTTCCACTCATTGTAAATAATGCCGGCCGTTTGCATGATGTCCTTGCCCTTCCACTCCTTCACCGGCTCAAGCAGGGTATTGCGCTTGCGCTTGGCCAGTGCCGATGTGTCATCTCCAAATCGCGCCACATCTACCCCCCAGATGGCCTCTCCGGGGACTTGGCCCACATCCCGCTCCATGGCGGCTTCACACAACGCCAAGGAGATTACAGAGTCATCGTCGACGTTGGGGAACTCTCCCAGGACACGTACCCGGTAGACGTTCGAGTCCTCCCCGTACTTCTTGGCCATGTCATCAATGTATTTCTGAGTGACCATCTTGGCGTCATGGGCCGACACCTTGATTGGATACCATGACCCCCGCATCTTATGAAAGGCGTCATAGAAGTAGCCAGAGGTCCGAGTCGGGTTGCCGGTAAGGATGGTCTTGGCCCCTTCCGTGGACATGGCGCCCTCGCCGACCTGGAAGATAATATCATCCACACCGGAGGCCTCATCAGCGATGAAGAGCATGTTTCCCGCATGGAAGCCCTGGAAGGCCTCCGGCTGATCCTTCCTCGCTGTGCGGGCCACACAGTAATATTCTTTGGGGTTCCTTGTCGCCTCCACCCGTTCATTCTTCACCTCGAGCTCAGCCTTCAACACGTCCGGCAGGAGTTTGTACCACTTAGTTATTTCCCCCCAAAGCACATCATTTAGCTGGTGACCGGTCGGCGCCGTGCAGGCTATTCGCGGTTCAGCCATTAGTAGCATCCACCAGATGATGATCCAGGAAAGAGTCGCCGACTTTCCAGGACCATGGCATGAGCGCACCGCCACGGCATCATGGACGAGGAGCGAGCGCATGAAATCCTTCTGCCACTCATCCATCTCGCCATCTTTTAGCTTGTGGCCGAATAATTCCGTCACAAACTCCACCGGGTCTGCTTGCCACCGGATGATGGTGTCTACCGCCAAGTCTTTAGGGTGGAAATTTTTGCGAGGCGGTGGCGAGGATTGGCTGGGTACTTGTGTCAGAGGTTTATTAGTGAGCGAGGGCACTTCACCGGGGGGAATTAATTTTGAATCAGGGGGGTTTATAAAATCGAGCATCTGGTTAATTGTGCATTGCAACAATCCGAAATTAAACAAATTTTCAAAAATTTTAGAGCATTGGATGCATTTTTGCACAATTTTTATTTATTTATGGGGTTATAGATGCTTGGGGAAATTATTTTTTTTTTTGGATGGGGAATTTTTTGATGGGGAATTTTGGTACTTTGGAGGTTGGTTGAGAGGTATAGATACACCCCCCACCCCAGGCGCCCAATTCGCCCCCCTCCCCCTATATACGAGGCCGGGGCCCCAAAAATCCCAGAATCACAGGAAAGTGATGACCGACTCCCCCTCGATAACGCTGTCAGACTGAATCTCAGCCTCATCAGCGACCGATTGACCTGGGGGACTGGCCACCCTATTGACTCGCCTCTCTGCTGCCAACGCTAGCAAATCCTGTAGCCCTGTCTGTACCTCACCAGTGTGCTCCACCGACTGGAGGGATGGCAGGACTTTGTCCAACAGCTTAAACCGGGCATCGAGCGCGGCCTTGATAGCAGGGACGTCCTCGTCTCTCATACGCTGCAACTCTTTGATACCTGTTTGCGTATCGGTCACATACTGCCATGTGCCTGAGATCTCCAGGCGGCTGATCAGGATACGGATGGCCTCCAAGTTGTCTACCGCATCGATCTTACCCCTGAGAGCCTTCTGCTCAAGCTGACGACTGGCCTTGACCTTTTGAGTAGGTCGACTCTTGCGATGCCGTTGCAACTCAAGTTGTGGACCAAAGGGTATCAGCTCACCTGATTGCTGTCGTGTCGACTTACGCGTCACCGGGTATCTCCTCAGTAGTGATAATCCTAATGGTAGGTTTTTTTGGCGGCCTTGTAAATGGGTAAATAAAACGGTGTTTTATTTTGACTTTTGTTGATGCGAGAGGGTGAGACGATCACCACCGGGGAGTGTTCCAAAAGGTCGGTAAATTTACAAAAACGTATGCAAAATCCAGGTCTCCGGGTAATTTTCGGCATTTTTCCCCCTAATCCTCTCCATTTACCAACTATCAATAACTTATCGAAAAGAGTGGATCTAAACTATCATCTCGCAAATTCGTCTTTCTTTAACGATTTCATTAACTTACAGAGATGAGATGATACGAGTATCATCTCGCCGATCGTCTCACCCCCCAATAGGTTATTGATTTGTAAGGGAATAGTAGTCACTAACTTTTGTAACTCCTTGAATCTGCGTTGATTTTTTCCGCCTGTTTTTTCGGCAACAAAGTTATCCACAACTTATCCACAGCTTATCCACAATCAACGAAATCCCAATCCGCAAAATCCACGGCGGAAACTCCACCCAAAAAGAGACGATAAAATCAATCGTCTCGCATCCTCTCGCCCATCCTCTCGCCGATTTTTCCACCATTTCCGAAAATCTCGGACGATTTAACACGTCGATTATGCAAAATATCCGGCGGAAGTTTCCCGTAATCGCTCCACCGGCGGCGAGCCCCATATAAATAGGTATACGATCGGCCAGCAAAAAGGCTTGACATTGTACCGACAATGACTATACTAATAGATGAGCGAAATGATTAACTAACCCTGAGGATATACAGCATGGAAACTATCATCATCGAAAACACATTCGCGGCAGCATGCTACGAGCAAAACAGCATTGACGAGCTGATGACTGCGCTCACCAGCGGGCCAGACGCATCCGATATGCAAGCCTGGAACCTGTCAGAGGAGGAGTGGGTTGAGCAAATTGAACGTGCAATCTCTGAGCTCAGAGACCGCGCCACCGGGGAGAACTGAGAGATGAAAACCTACGCCTACCTCATAACCAAGCGACCAAACGACCGCAATGGGAACCCTCGCGATCTGGTGACGGTCTACCGCATCAAGGGTAACCGGCCTCGAGCTCTACTAACCACCGATGTCGGATACAGATCGAATTGGCAGGCAGCCGTAGAAGAGCTCATCGAGCATGGTGAGATACCTGGGAAGTACTGGCTAAGTACTGTCGAAATCGCCAATAACAAACACCCCAAATTTCGCCTTTATGAGCTTTGAGGTGCGATTACCGCCGCCGCGTCGCTGATTAACAAACTAACCCTGGAGATAGAGAAATGAAACGCCTAATTTTAGAATTCATAGCTGCCATGTTACTGGCATGCATTGTGTCATTTTCGCTTGTGTATTCCCTTAATCCTCCCGATTGGGGATGTGTGCTAATGGGCTTGCTGTCTTGGTTCCCGTCGTTCCTAGTCGTCAATACGATAAGAATCAACTTTTTCAGGGATTGAACGGCCAACCGAACAGGCCCTCGACGACGAGATATTGAGAAACTGGGCCCTATCTAATGTTATCTGGGAGGATAGTCAATGACCATCATAATCACGCAAGAACACGTCCAGCTGGCCAAGAAGGCTGGCGCCTGCCGGGAAGAGTTAACGCTTGCCCGGCGGCAAGTGGGCAAGCCCCTAACCAATCCACTTTGGGCCCACTGGTACGCTCTCAATGTCATTGAGGACCGCTGGCCTGAGGGAGAGGAGGTCATCAGGACTGATCCAGAGTGGGCCTACTGTTACGCTTGTCATGTAATCAAGGACCGCTGGCCAGAGGGCGAGAGGGTCATCAGGACCTATCCCAGGTGGGCCTGCTACTACGCTCGCGAGGTTATAAAGGGCCGCTGGCCAGAAGCCGAGGAGGTCATCAGGACCGATCCGGAGTGGGCCTGCCGATACGCTCGTCATGTCATCAAGGGCCGCTGGCCAGAAGCCGAGGAGGTCATCAGGACCGATCCATACTGGGCCTGTCATTACGCCCTCAACGTCATCAAGGGTCGCTGCCCTGAGGCCGAGGAGGTCATCAGGACTGATCCCAAGTGGGCCTGTTGTTACGCTTGT